TTACTTATTTGTTCTACTGCTGGTTTCATTGTTTGGCAAGCAGAGCACCAATTTGCTGTGAAAAAAATTAATTGTTTCATTTTATTTTATATGATTTGTTAATATTTGATTTACGTATTCTACTACTATTTCCCATTTTGTTGGACCATTTTCATCAGCATACTCTACTGGATCTGGATATTCCAATTTAATAAATGCTTCAATGCGTTCTACTGATGATGCTGATTTGTAATCAGAATACCATTTACCTTCAATTTGAAGTGGTTTATAAGATGTATTAGTACGTTTATATACTTCATCAAAATTTAATCCCAATTCATTACAACATTCAACTCCATCTTTTAAAATATCAAATTTATCTCCTAATAAATAAGGTGTATAAACATTTACTTTTTCAGAACCCCAATTACCTGTTTTAAATGCTTCAAAATCAATATCCCTAAATTCTTGTCTGCAGTCAGGATAAATACTATGATCACCAGCATGGATCCCCATTGCAATAGAACATTCAGTATTATTTTTATCTGCTATTGATAAAGCAACAGCCTGGATAATACTTGAAAATATTTTATTACGATTAGGTACTACTGTATCTTTCATATTTTCTTCAGCGTAGTGCCCTTCAGGAACATCTGCTCCACCTTCTACTAATGTAGAATTTAGTAATTGAGCTAAACCATCTATTTTGATAATTTGATGTTCAATATAATGTGGGTAATCTATGGTATTAGATTCTTCATCAATTATAAATGTTCCATTTAAATATTCTACTAATTCAGTAGCTCTTTCTAATTCGACTTTATGTTTTTGTCCATAATCAAATGATAAAGCTGTTACTTCATAACCGTTTGCTAATAAATGGAGTAGTAAAGTACTACTATCCATTCCCCCTGATAAACTTAATACTGCGTGTTTCATATTAAAATGGAAATTCATCTGAATCTTTAGATCCAAACAATGATAAATTATTATCTATTTTAACTCCGTTAAAATACTCTGTTAAAAAACTATGTTCATATGTCATTACTTTACCTGTAAATTTAGAGTTAGTTACATCTCTTTGTTTTACGGGTTTGTTTAGTTCTTTAGCTTTAGCATAAACTTCTTTACCTAAAGTTCCTCCTGCTGAATGTCCTAGGAATTCAAACAGTGATACAAATTTTACTTCTTCCATAATTTAAATATATTAATTGTTTTTTTATAAGCCAAATTATAAACCATTTATTTTTTTAAAATTTGAAATATTATGATTTAAAAGAGGTTCATTTATTTTTATTCTATCTATATTAAAAAAATCATTCATATTAGCTTCAGGTTTAATATGCAAACCAGATGCTGTGTAAAACATACTATCTAATGCCGCCATAACTGGGTTTGAAGTATCTATTGATTCAATAAAATTCATACCTTTATACCATCCAAATTCTTGAGGTACAGCACATCCTAATAAATGTATTCTATCTGTTTTATCAATAATATTTAAATTAAATAACTTAGATATTACTTTAATACGCCCCATTGCTTTACCTAAATCTTTATTTGGGTGAGGACAAAGATCATTATAATAAGATGCTCCATAACTAAATGCTATTTTTTTATATCCTAAATCTTTGTATGTTTGGTAACAAATAATCGCTTCATCTAAATTTTGAGCTTGTACAACTGCTACTTTAGTAACTTCTTTAGGTAATTCTACTCCAATCCATGATTTAGCATTTACTACAGACTGCGTTTTATTTTCCCAAACATCAGGAACAATAAATTCATTTGGTTTTAATTCATTTACCCAATATAATAAACGTTTTGTATCATAAGCAACACCTAATTCATGTAATGAATTATCCATAATTATGTATCTACCTGACTCTTTAGATTTTATAAAGAAATTTTTATATTCTTCATATTGATCTAATAAATGAGGAAGACAATAATCATAGTTGTTAAATTTTAAACTTTCCTTTAAAAGACATAAAGGTACTTCATGTGAGATTTTTATTTTATTCATAACTTTTTCTATATTTAAATATAATAAATTTAATTAAGGAAGCCTAATAAGTAATTACATCATCATCATCCCTTTTTTTCTTAAAAATAGGAGGGACAAACGGGAATGGTTGTTGGGGTGGAGGAGGTGGTGATGTTTCTTCAAAAGGTTTATAAAAAACATCTGGAGGCAGTGTTGGATTTGGTCGCTCGTTATATATAGGTTCTTCTTGAGGTTCTATATCTATAGGTTTTTCATTATATATAGCAAATGATTCTGGGGGTTTTAGTTGACTAAATGCAAAATTAGCCGCTATAACCAAACTAATAGCTAATGGATCAAATACCATTATAATAACTAATAAAAACCAATTAATAATTCTATCCATAGATATTCCAGTTAGTTTATTAATATACTTTAAAGGTCCTAATTCACCAGCTAGTTCAGCATTTGATTCTTTAGTTAATTTTTCCTCAGATAATTTTAATAAAGTAGAATCTAAATTATTTATTCTACTATTTATAATTTTTTCTTCTTTTAAAGCGAATTCAAGTTGTTTTTCATATGATTTTCTATTTGCTGAAGAAGTAGTAGTTAAGACATTTCCGTCTTTATCTTTATAAGTTTGAGTATTATTACCTAATGCTCCTCTTAATTGAGCGATACTTTGTTGAGTTTGTTTTAGTTGTTGTAAAGTAAATTCTTTGCTTGATTCTTGTGTTTTTATTCTATTATCAATTAAAGCAATTTCTTTATCTACAACACCAGTTTTATTTGCTGTATCCTGATAGCCACTACTTAAATAACCATATATACCTGCTGATGTGATGGCCATTAATACAACTAAAGCTATTGTTAAATATATTTTAAGCACCCATCCTATCTTTTTCCAATATTGATAAAGTAAAGATGCTATTACTAATTTAGCTATTTCAAGTGAAGATGCCATCCATATGACTGCTGTTTCTACACCAGCAAACAATTTTGCTAAACCTGTAATGCTATAAAAAGCAGCTGCTGCACTAATTGATAGTGCAGACAGTGCTATTAATGTTGGTAGTAAGTATTTTTTCATTTATATTTAAATTTATATTTTTTAACATGGGTTAATGGTTTTCCATTTGGATTAGGATGACCATTTAAAAAATTCCATATTGCATTCTTTTTAGCTCCAATAAAATCTGCCGCTGCTTGCTGGTTAGGAAATTCTTTAATAAAATTATCTTCTAAATCATACATTAATATAGGACAACGAGGAGCATTTTTTACTTTTTGTTTCCATTCTTCATCTTGTTGCCATTTTTTCCTTTTAGCTCCAAAGTCTGATGGTTTAGGTTTATTCTTTAATGCTTCAGATATTTTTTGTTTTGATTCGGGGGAGTGTTTAGTAGTTCCACATCCACCCCTATTTTGATTAAGACCTATATTACTACTTTGATAAAAATCAATCCAATATCTTTCTCTTTCTCTTAAAATCTTATTATTTTGTTTTTCAGTTAATGAGATATCATATTGGATTAATTCTTTAATTTCAAAAGTATGTTTATTAAATCCTAATGTTTTAAAAGATTCTTTTAATAAAGAATTTCCTTGCATTGAAGAACTATTTTTATAATGAATCCATCTTAAATCTATATCTTTAGATAAGCCAATATAAACTTTGCCTTCAGGACTTATTATTTTATAAATACCTCTTTTCATATTATAATGTTTATTATAAATATATGAAAGAAATCTAAGATCGCTTAACCCTCACAGGACACACACTCTGATAAACGCTGTAAATTATCTCCTCTTAATACACTTTCAGTACGTAAATAGTATAGTGTTTTAATTCCTAATTTATGTGCTTCTTTATGTACTTGAGAAATCCATTTTGGTGTATCATTTGGATCAAAACATAAATTTAATGAAATTGCTTGATCAACATATTTTTGTCTAATAGCATTTTGACGAACAATTTCTAGTTGATTAATTTCTTTAAATGTTAAGAATACTTCTTTTTCTTCATCAGTTAAAATATAATCAGGTAAACCTAAAACTGAACCTTGATCTTTAAGAATTTGTTCCCAAACACTATCAATATCATATCCTTTTGATTTAAGTAGTTGTTCTAAAATTTTATTACGTTTAATAAAAACACCTTTTGCTGTTTTTAAATTATAAACATTAGCAGGAATAGGTTCAATTGAAGGTGAAACTCCTCCTGATATGTGAGCATTAGATACTGTAGGAGCAGGTGCCAAAAGATGTGTATGTCTTAATCCTGTACCTTTACACCATTCTGGTTCACCATACATTTCTGCTTGAGCTCGAGATGCTTTTATTGCTTCTCTTTCAATAAATTCAAATATTATTCTTGTATAAGCATTTGCTTGAATACCTACAAATGGTAATCCTTTTGATTGTAAAAACGTATGCCATCCTAAAACTCCTAAACCAATTGCTCTACCTTTAGTAGCAGAACGAACTGTATTTTCCATGAATTTAATATTTTTAGCTCTATCAATAAATTCTTGAAGTACACCTTCTAAAAACCAAACTGATAGTTCAGGTAATGTCATTCCATTTTCAAATTTATAATCCTTCCATTCATCCCAACGAGCTAAATTTAATGAAGATAAACAACAAATAAAAGAATGTAATTCATCTGTATAAAGAGCAATTTCAGTACAAATGTTAGTCATTGATACTTTTAAATTGTTTTTCTTATATGCTTCAGGATTTGCATTATTTACATTATCTCCAAACATGATATAAGGTTCACCTGTTTCTAGACGTGTTTTTAATATTTCACCCCACAATTTTACTGCTTTAGGATCTTTATTTTCTAACTTATCCATAAATTCATCATCAATAACAACACACTGATGTAAATTTAAACATTGACGATTAACATCTCCTTTAGGACGACGAATCATTAAAAACTCTTCAATATCTGAATGGTTCATATTTAAATTAACTGATGCTGCTCCTCTACGGACTGATCCTTGATTAGTAGCTAATATAGTTGAATCATAAATTTTAGCCCAAGGCACTATACCTTCAGATGTACCATTATCTTTAATTTGTTTTCCTCTACTTCTAATACGAGACAAACCAATTCCTACTCCTCCACCTTGAGATGATAATCTCATT